CTTGTCAGCTACATCTAGCATGATTTGATCCATGCTTTTAACCTTGCCGCTGGCATCTGTTGAGCTGATGCCAATTGATTTCAACGCTTCATTTGCTTTTGATGCAGGATCAACAATCCCTTTTGCCAATTTGCCCATTGCCTTGGCAACTTCATCAACACTGCTGCCCGAATCATTTGCTGCTGCGCCAAACTTGCTTAGGCTTTCAACTGATACACCAGTGCGCTGGCTTAAATCGTTGAGATTGTCCGCTGCATCAATTGAGCCCTTCGCCAGTGTTGCCAGCCCACCAATCGCAACAGCAGGCACCAGGGCACCTAGAGCGCCGCTCATGCCGGCTGCCGCTCCCTTCATCCTCCCGAAGGTGCCATTCAGCCCATCAGCCTTCCTGTCGAGCGTGCTGAGGCTTTTCTCAAGGCCATTGATTGATGCCGTACCGTCAACACTGGCATGGATCTTGACTGCTGCCTTGATGTCAAGCGCCATGAGTTAGCCTCCCTTTTCGTGGACAGCCGCTAAGATCTCGGCTTCAATGATTTGGATGTCGGCCAGCATGGCTGCTGGATCTGCAACTGCGTGCAGTCTAAACGTCCAGTCAAGCGCGGCGTAGTCGAGCCCGATCAATCCATTGCTGCCGCTGCGCCATTGGGTCTGGCAGCGCAGGAACGCCACCACCGCTGGCCATGCCTCGGGTTCAACCTCAAAGCGATCGGGCTCTGGTGGCTTAGGGATCTCAAGGCCAAACACCGCAGCGTCCTTGGCTGTGTTATCAATCACGCCGCCACGCATCCAGTATCGTGCGGCGTCTAGAAGTTTTTTGTTTTCACCCCAGTCAAGCTATCAAAGTAGGCAACAATGATTGCCGTCGCCATCGTCGGGATGTCAAGCAGTTGCTGCTTCATTGACTCAGTAAATGGCACCTCATCGCCATCTTCATCATGCACACCAGACCAGCCAATCAAAAGCTCCTCAGCAATGCTTTGATCGCTGATGCTGTCATCTGCCGTTTCATTACGTTCGGATGATTTGATGCGTGCCTGCACCTCAACTTGCAGCTTATTGATCCTTGTTTGTGGCAGCCGCTTGAACTCAGCGTCAAATGTTTGCTTTTCAAACTTACCGCCATTGATCGGCAGTTTGACAGTAACAGGCCAGACGTAGCTGCTGGATTGCTTAAGGACAAAAGCCACGATGATCAGGCGAAGGTGAGAGAGATTTCATCATTGCCGATCGTGGTAGGAACAGCAACGTAAGGCAAGCCTAGCATTTGAATGCCGTCCTCATCTTCATAGGCAGGATTCGCCAATGAGATAGTAGGCAGCACTACTGTGACCCGGTTGCCGGCGGTGGTGCCGTGCACCAGAGTGACCGCTCCTGTCGTCGATGCCAATGCTGCGCTGAAGAAATCATACTGCGCAATCGTTGGCGCCTCGATCTTCATCTCACCTTCAGCGGCGCGGGTGGTGATGATTACTTCCTTGGTGCAGCCAACCAGCTCCCGGTAAAGGGTCTCGTTTGCAATGTCAAAGCTGAACTCCATCAAGCAACCAGCGTACCCAAAGACTGTAAAGGCTGATGTATTCTCAGCCTTAAAGATCAAAGGTGATGCCTGGTTGGTGTAGGTAGCGGTTGGTGCAGCGGTGTCGGTTGGTGCGTTGTAGATGCCGACCATCGTGAACTCAATCACCGGGATCTCACCAACGGTTGCATTGATGGCAAACGTACCGCGAGCGCCTGTGATCTTGTGCAGGATGCCGTCATTGTTGTAGTAGATCGTGGCGCTGCTAAAGCTGGAGCTAACAGGCCGGTAGCCTACATTAGCGGCGATGCTGTAGACACTTGACACGCCTGGCGTAAATGCTGCGGTGATCGCTTTCACTGTGGCCACCTTGGTGGTGCCGTTGTAAGCGCTGATGACACCACTGCTGCCGGAGCCCGTGCCGCTGGTGATTGAAACAATCATCCCGACGTAAACGCCATCGGTTGCGCTTGCGCCAGATGCCAGCGTGATGCTCCCAGCTGACCCTGCTTGGGCGGTGCCGGTGACGGCTGCTGCCGTGATGGTCTCGGCCATGCCGCAAGCCTTCAGCAAGCTGCTGAACCGTGGTGCGGTTGCAGCGGTACCAGAGCCCACAAGCTCAACCTCAAACGTGACGCCAACGTGGGCATTCGCCAGAAGTTGCTCACTGCCGCCAAGATAGGGCCTAATCAACTCACGGCTAACCGTGTCCGCCTCGATCGGGGTCACCTCAAGCGAACGCACCAGAACCGCATCAGTACCGGCAGGCGAGATGTCGGTGCCGTAGGTGCTTTCAGATTTCGCGAGGATGAGGCTTTTGCGGGTTAGCAGAGTCATCGATCAGGTCCTCAATTCTCGGGGTGCAGGATCCGGTGCATCGTAGCCAGTCTAGCTGGTCAAATCCGCCACCTTTGTACGGTACCGCACTAGGTAATCCATCATGATCACCCCAGCGGGCTGGTCTGCTTCCTGCAGGTCAAAGCTCACGTTGATCGGCTGCACGTCGATCGCATAGCCGCCAAGGGTCAGGTCGGCCATGATCTTCGCGTGCGCGCTTTCGATGATCGGATCCGCCACCTGGTCTGGGATGGCACCGCGCACGATGATCGCCACCCGCACCGTCAGGCTCCAGTCCAGGGTTGGCAGCGAGGTGTTCTGATCTGCTGAATCGCTGACCGGTTCGACCACGATCGCAGGGCTCTCGCCGCGGCTGATCGGTTCCACCCTGCTGCGATAGATCCGCGTGCTAACACCCGTGGTGCCGGTCAGTGCGGTGCGGACAGCGGCCAGGATGGTCTCGCGTTTGGTGGTCATGAATCGCAGCAGACGGTGGAGACGATGGTTCGTGTAGCGTGGCTTGCTGTGACGACCACCCGCAAGTATCGCACCGCATAACCTGAATAAGTTTCTAGGTGGTTGCCGGATTGTTTTGCTTGTGCTGCTTCAAACTCTGCCCAGTCAACGCCATTCATTGAACCCTGCAGGTGATGCGTGACTTGACCACCTGTTACCACGTCAAGCAATGTGATGATGGTGCCATCAATTTCAATTGCCTCAGATGTGCCAACATCCGTGATAGGCGCAAAGGTGTAGATGTTTTGCGGTCGGTCAGCATTGCCGCCGTAGATCGTGCTCATGTCTTCTGCAATGCGATCTGAACGATTTTGCCATCATCCAGCAGCAGTGCCTCCCGAACGGTGTAGGCCACACCATCAACCGTGATCGCATCGTTGCGGATCAGGCTGCCAAAATCAGACGCCTTTGCGGTCAGTGTGTAGTCAGTGGTCAGCACCATGCCATCGCTGATCACCTGGCCAGGCATGTCCAGGATACCCAAAGCAGTAACGGCGCCAGCTGTGCAGCTGACGCCGAAGTCTGCAAGGAAGATGCTTAGGTCTTCCGTAAACGCCATCAGCTGTACTTCTTAGAACCCAGGCCGGCGATGGTCACAGCGCCGGCACCAGTGCCGCCTGCAACCGTTACAACTGCCTTGATAAACCGCTTCATGTTGTCAGAGTTGACCGAGATCTTCTGAACCGATGCGGTGTTGGCAGTGGTGATTGTGAACGCGCCGCCGGTCACATCGGTGTAGGTCCCACCTGATGTATCAGATTCGGTCAGCTTGCCCAAGTAGGTAACGCCAGCGCTACCAGCCTCAGCGCAAAGGATCACAGCGATGTCGCCTTCATAATCCACCAGGTCGATGGCGGTGCTGGCGGTGACAGTAGCTGTCACCACATCATTGGGCAGGAAGTTTAGGACCTCAGTTTTGGTCCCAAGATTGAGAATGGTCATGGCTTAGTCCTCCGTCTAGGGGGTTGTGGTTTTGATGCAGGCTCAGGCTGTAGTGCCTCAACCGTTTCGACTACTGCCTTGGCAGTCACAATAGCTTTGCCGATGCCGATCAACAGCCTGGCGTCAGACGGGGAGGCCTCGACGACCTCCCCAATCCGAACTACCTGGCCCGCCAGCATTGTTTGCCGTAGGACCTCGATCAACATGATCAGAGGGTGTCGTTGCCGCGGGTGAAGGATTCAGGATGGCGAACAGCGATGTCCACGTCCTGCATTGCCACAACGCGCAC